AGCTTGTTTTGCTTTCTCGTTACTATAACCGTAATACTCTTTTACATCCTCTAGATTATCTAGTTTATTCGCCTTCAACCAAGGAGTATAACGTCGCCTTGACCTTACACTATTTAGTAGAAAGTCGAATTGCAGTTTCTTGTCTAGATGTGGTAGTTGGTTAATCTCATTCACCAACATGATGGTATCTTGAAACGGATAGACACATTTATTTACAACAAAGGGTGGGTATTTCTTCTCCCATTCCTCATCCTCTGTATCTAAAAGGGTTTCCTTAGTATGATTGATTGCGTTGAGATAATCCTTTAACTCATACATTAATCCCTAAACCCCTCACCTTTACAGAAGTGATTTAGTCGGTGACGAAACACCACCCAACACAATTCAAAAAAACTATCTGCTGTATACGTTCCACTCTTTACTTTTAATTCATACAACTCTGGCATAAAATTGTTCTTCCCTATTCGCATCCTCAATCATGAGAAGTTCATCTCGTATCTTCTCATCTGTGAGGCTCATAATATTATCAAATCTTGGAGATGGAATAACACAGAACATGAATGCCAAGTTCTCTGCTTCCTCACCAATAACGTCTTTCACAATATCTCTATTATCTAGGGATATTGTTTTGGGTTTGAAATATGCAGTTCCATAGACTGAATGAAACAAACCAGCATCACAAACATAAAGTGGAGCGAACCCCTCATCTAGAATTTTGTATGTCCCAATCAAATGTTCTAGAAGGGTTCGCCCGCTGTGCATTACTTCACCGCACCCAATTGATTCTAGGAAATCAATCTTTGTAGAAATCAAGTCTATCGACATTTGCAGACTCCACATAAAGTTTAAACACTACAACGTTGCGTAACTCATAACAATACTTAGACACAGGCATCGCTTGATGATTGTTACTTGCAGGGAAAATTAAAAGACGATTACCAACGTAGTTAGAGTATTCGGCAATGTTCTTCCCCTCGTTATCCCAAATTGCAGTACCACCAAGCCACTCTGGTTGCCAGTCCATGCGAGGATAATACATCATAGTAAAGTCGCCGTCATCAGTATGCATGTGCGGTTCTACACCAAACGTATGTGCGTTCATGTATAGACGTTTCCACCCAACAATATCAAACCGCTCTTTCAGTTTGAGTTTGTATGCAGCAGCGTCCCAGATAGGAAGAAGAAAGTCATATTGATTATTGCGAACCTCTTCTTCATTATCACCACAGAATACATGCCAGTGTGGTTGAATACCAATTCGTTTGTTAGAGTGGTAGTCATACTGCCAGTGTGTTTTTCTAATCTCAATATCAATCAGTTCTGCAACATGCGGTTCTAGTAGATTGTCAAAGATTTCACAAATCATTTAAACTTCCCCCTTGCCATAATCTCAGTCAGACACGCCACCATATTAATTTCTGGGTCTGCAACAAAAGCATTCTTATACTGGTATTCACCAAGGATGATAACCACATGAGGAATAGTAGAAGGTTCCAGATAATCATACATGTTATCATAAACAGCACGAAACAGAGTGTCAGGATCATTATCAATATTATCGACAACCCATTTACGAACATTTGTAAATTCCTTCTTCTTCATCATGCCCATGAGTTCTTTGATACTCTTCTCACTTAGATTAACAAGAATACCAGCATCAATTTCACCAGAGACAGAATATCTCTGTAACTCATTTAGGATTCTTCTCCAATCAGGGAAATGCGTGTTGATGAGTTCTGCAACAACTTTATCATTATACTTAATCTCATTCTCTTTTAGAATTGAGATTGCACGTTTGAAGAACTGATGTGCAAGGCTAGACTTCTCACTTTTAGGAATAGTGAAGTCCACAACACCACACCGTGAGTGCAGGGGTGCAATCAGTTTATTCTTGTAGTTACAAGTTAGGATAAACCCACAGTTACTATGAAACTCTTCCATGAACCCACGAAGGGCTGGTTGAGTTGACTGTGGATTTAGGTAGTCTGCTTCGTCAAGAATAAGATACTTGCGTCCACCCTCAAGCGAGACTGTAGACGCAAAGTTCTTAATCTTAGTTCTAAGCACATCAATACCAGACTCCTCAGAACCGTTGATGAACATATAGGTAGCACCAATCTGTTCTAGCATTGCACGGGCAGCAGTTGTCTTACCAACGCCGGGACCACCTGCCAGAATCAGATTGGAGATATCCTGTTTATTCACATAAGACTGTAGTTGTGATTTTAGAGTCTTAGGTAGAATACATTCATCAACAGTCTTTGGGCGATACTGTTCAACCCAAAGAAATGTATCAGGCATTATACTTTGACTCCGGCTCCAGAGCAATCCAGTACTCTACACCTACAGTAGAGTTTACAAAACGACTGATATTCTTAGAAGATACTTCAACATCATAAGAACCAGAAATAAGTTTTAGGTTCTCAGTCTTGAACCAGAACTTGTAGTTAACATCTGTATCATTTGCATCCAGACCAGTTTCATATGCGTTTGCAGTGTCGTTCTTCTTATCAGTAACCATCAGACTACCATTGACAAGTGCCATATCAGGCGCACCGATAACTGCGGCAGCCTTCTGGATTTCATTCAGAGTATCACTGGATAGATTGAATGTCACCTCAGTCGAGGGCATCACAATTGCCTTGGATGGAGTTGTCACCACCTCTGGATCAGAGAACCAGTACTTGAGGTTCTTACGAGAACCTTCCTGTGTGATTGTAACATATGAGTCTTCGAAGTTCAGTTCTGGCTCTTCAAATAGAGAGAGTGCAGATAGAAATTCATTTAGGTCATAGATTGCAAATTCCTGTGGGAACGTCTCTGTCACCTCTGCCTGTGCAACGATGTTTTTCATTGCAGACATGGTGGAGAGAGTATTACCTGTCTTCACCATTAGGTTTTGATTGATTGTAGAGAAGTTCTTTAGGATTGAGATTGTATTCGAAGTTAGTTTCATTATATAATATTCCTCAAGTCTTTTCCAGATGGCACAGGCATATCAGTGTTTTTACACACCAATTCCCACAATTGTTCTACGCTGATTGCCGCAGTTTCACAGAATTCTCGGAGTGTTGCATTTTCATTCTCCAAATCTTCAATTCGTTCTTCAAGTTCGTTCATTTTTCACCTTCTAGTTCATTAATGTATAGAGCGATAATACCATAGTGAATTACTTTTAGCAAGTCACTTCTGTCTTTACCGTTCTTTTTTCCATATCGTTGTGCATACTTCATGATGTTGCCGATACAGAATCCTTCACCATGACCACCGTCAATAATGAACTCTGTAGCCTGAAACTTGTTCTTACTATAGTGTTCATCATACGTTGCGTCGATATACTTCTTAAGTTCATCCAACGCTTTATCTTCATCATACTTGTACGAGATTTTGTTTCTCATTTTTTCTCCATAATAAAATGGTGAGGGGGTTAACCCCCTCACCTGTACAAAATTACTTTACTTCAATAATACGAGGTTTCTTCGCATCTGGAACAATACGCTCAAGGTCAATCTTGAGCATACCATTTTCGAGGGAAGCATCGTTCACTACAATGTCATCTGCAAGAGTGAATTTCCGATTGAACTTACGATATGAGATTCCGCGATAAATGTCAGAATCATTTTCATCGTTCTCCTTGATGGAACGAACCGTAAGCAAACCTTCGGCTACTTCAATTTCAATATCATCCTTACTAAATCCCGCCAAGGCCATTTCGATGGCATAAGTGTAGTCACCCCCTTTACGGATGTTATATGGCGGGAACCCTGTTGATGTTGCATTATTGCGAGCGTATGTATTGAGTTGATCGAAGACTCGATCAAATCCTACAGCATAGGGCGTGAGTTGATTTAGATTATCGAAAATAGATAGTGCTTTGCTTGTAACCATTTTGGTATCTCCTTATAAAGCAAGATTAAACGGTGGACCCGTAATGGCATCCACCTATTATATATAGGGATTGAAACACTATATTTCAACCCCCACACATAACTTTTTTAGAAGGCGTTGTTTTCCTCAAGTCCTTCCCGAAGAGGATTTTTGTTCTCTTCTTCTTCACCAGTGATAACACCGGCGTCGATCTTAGTGTAGAGGTCGATGAAAGAAACCTTAGTGTCCTCATCAAACCGTGCGACACAGAGTTCGATTGCCTGCATCTTGTCACCAAAGATTGCAAACGCTTTCACAATGTGGTCCAGACGGCGGGTGGAGATGACTTCATCAACACCACCATCGTAG